GATATTACCTTAAGGTGCTACTAGTTTCCTAGTATACTTATTTCTTAGATAATGTTCATATCAAGACATGTAACAGTACCGTAGAAATCTGCACGTACCATCTTCTTACCATAACGAGTCATAACTCCCTTACGAGGAGTGAAATCGTCAGGCTGGAAGATTGTTGGTGTTACGATGAGAGGCACATATGGAGCATAAACAAAACCAGTCTCTAGGTAAGAACCACCCTTATAACCAACAAGGATCTTGTTGCGTGGGAAGTACGGGTCTTTGTAAACTGTAAAGCGATTGCTTAGTGTACCAACCTTCTCAGCACCCATTGTGAAAGGAGCACCAACTTGGCCGTCACCGTCAAGGCTATAGCTTGGGCGGTAAAGAACAGAAGCTTCGAGAATAGTTGCAACGTCAGGAGAAACTACGATGAAGTTCGCAGAACCACGTAGAGTCTTACGGTGAATCTCATTAGCTACGTCAATAACTGTCTCAGTTAAAGTCTCATACCACTCACGAACTGTACCAGTAAATGCTGGCCCTGGGTTGAGTGATGATGAACGAGCAATCTCAGCACCAGTACGCTTGTTAACAAACTTACCAGGTGAACGACTCCAGAAGAAGTTTGCACCAGCAGCACCAGCTAGAAGATCACCAAGGATCTCACGGTCAATTTCAAGAGCGATCTGCTCAGAAAGAATCTGAGTAAGCTCAACCTCAGCGTCCATTGAGTGGTACGCGTTAAGGTCTTGAGCAAGCTCAGGACTCCAACGTGCTCTCAACTTACGTGTTTGAGCTGTTACAGGAATTGACTCAATCTTAATGTCAATCTCTGGAATGATTGGTCCAACACCATTAACGCCCATTTTACCAGTTGCTGTATCGTCACCAGCCATGTCACTTTCAAAAGCAGGTGTACCATCAGCTTCACCACCATCTGTAAAATCAACAAGGTCAGACTTTACAAACTCTAGCTTAGCAGTACCATCTCTAAGATCATCACCTTGAAGACCTGCGTCGCCGTCTGCAACAACCATTAAAAGACCAAAATCAGAAGCTGATCCTTGTGCAACTTGCTCTGCAAGAGGAGCATCTTCAAAAGTTGCAAGGTCTGCAGCTACTAATTGTACATCATGCTTACCAGCATTTGTCATCTTAATTAAGCGATTAAGTCTTCTAACATTCTTTGTAGCATCTCCTTCTTGAACTGAAGAATCAACATCAGCTAGACCAACAATTGCACCTGTTAAAGAAATCTGCTTAATCATTGACAAGTCAGCATTTGCAGGAACTGAAGTGCTATCTAAAGGAATAACTAAGAAGTGATAATTTTGTGTTCCTGCATCCACAGCATCTAGAACTCGTGCATCAAATTGTACAAGCTTGTCAAACAAATCGCCACGTGCTGAAGATGATAGATTTTGAGTGCTGTCTACGTTTGATACTGTATCGTCTGCTGCAACAGCAAAGACACGTCGTGCTGCTCTATTATCAGTATCACCTGCTACTAGAGATACATTACTTCTATATGTACGGCTAAATCCGCTACCAGCAAGATCATATTGACCGCCTGTAGCAAGAGCACCACTTTGGATTGCCTTGCCAGCAGGTCCACCGTAGATTGACTCACCTTCTGCATATGGTCCTTGATTGTTACCGTATGTATAGTCTAAGTAGAATAGAAGACCACTTGGAAGACTCATTGGTTGAATTGAAACTAATTCATTAGCAATAAGACCGCCAAATACACGACGAACGATTGGGAAAGCAATGTTAGTGAAACCTTATACTTCACTACCGCCACCCATTGTGTTGCTTTCGCGAAGAACTTGTGCAGCTTGGTTCTCAAGAAGAGTAGCCATGTTTTCACGGTTGATTTCGTCCATTCCACGAAGTAGACCTGTGCGAGACCATTTCTCAACGAGGCGCTTATTTTGTTGGCCTACGTGGCGGTCTCTAATACCTTCTGTTAACTTTTGTAGTGTAAAACTCATATGTTTTATCCTTTTTTATGTTTGTTTGATTTAAAATTAAAACTGTTTCTCTTATTTAATACCTGCAAGAGTTGCCCAACGATCAAGTGCTACAGACTCATTGAGTGGCTTAGCTTGTCCACTACTAACTGGTCTTGAAGAAGAACTCATTGGTCTTCTAGTTGCACCTTCTGAAAGGTTTCTGTTACGTGTATTTACCGGGCGTGCTAATGACTTAGTTAAGCTTTCGAATAGGATCTTAGCTTCACCAAGAGTTTTAGCTTCATCTAGTGACTCAACAATATGACGTTGTTGTTTAATTGATAAGTCTCTATTTTGCATTAACTTATTAGCGTAAAGAAGTTTCGCGTTGAAAAGATTCATTTCGGTAAGTTGACTCTTCATTCCACGAAGAGCCTTCTTGTATTGAGAAAGCTTGCTTTCTAGCATACGATTCATGCGTACAACCTTTGCAGCTTTAATTTTCATTTCGTGTAGTTTGTTTAGCTCAACACCATCAACAAACATCTCACCTTCTAGTGAACCTCCGCCAAAGTGTGAAGCCATTTGCTTTGCTTCACCTTCACGAAGTCTCTTCATTTTACTAATTTCGCGTCGCAACATGTTTTCGTCGATTTCTAAGAAAAGATCACCTCCTCGATTTGATGACTCGTAGAAAGACTCTTCTTTGCTAGCTGACAT